CCCCTGCGCCCGGTTTTGGAGCAACAGCCGATGATGATCCAGAAGCGGCACGTGGGGTCACGGATGGAATTGTAGGATCATAACCAACTGTATCAACAAACCCGTCAAGTGGCGGTGGTGCTGGTTCTATAAAACCTTCAACAAAATTTGGAGCAAGAGCTTCATTAGCAGTTACGTCAGGATTATTAAGGTAATCATAACCTGTAATGCCTCGCGGAGGTACTGCTGCTACCGGAGCAGCAACTGGATTAGGCGCAGTTTCTATACCCATGTTTTTAAACGCTTGAGCATCAGCGCCTCTAGTAGGGTCATACTCCGGTACAAGATTCGTAACACTCCCGGAAACAGGGTTTTGTCCAAAAATACCTTGGTTAATAGGGTTTAATGGGCCAGAAGAAAACAAGTTACCAGCAGCATCAAACGGGGCAGAAAGACCTTTACCAACACCCTCAAAAAATGTGCCGGTCCCTGATTGTAAATTCCCAATTCCAGACATAAGCCCTTGAGCACCCCACGACATCGCCGCAGATTTCAGAGCATCGCCCCATGATCCGCCTTGTGCCTTGGTGTATAATCCTGACGCTAAAAGACCACCAATACCGGGCAGAATCGCGTTGCCAAGCATCGGAACAATTATTGGAGCCGCCTTCTTAACGACTTTCTTAATAGCCCTGAATATCTTTTTAAAGAAAAACTCTGGCTGGCCAGTAATTGGGTTTATGGAGTTTAACTGATCACCAACAACGTAACGATTAGGGTTTTCAATACCCATCATCGTCATCTGTCTGAACAAGTCTTCTTTTAATCCAGGGTTGGCTTCAAGAATTTCTCTAGGAACAATCGTCTCACCTTCAGCGGCGTGAACCATGTAGTTGTCGCCGTAACGTCCTAATGTTCCTAACCCAGAAGCTACAGCTTCAATGCTGGGTTCGCCGTGAGTTTTTGGTGATGTATTGAGCGTCATTATGAAATCTCCAGAACACTTGCGAAAGCGTATATCTTATCCGCTGTATCGCAATTAAGTATAAGCGCATCACTGGCCTCTAAGACGAAAGGGCCAGTAAGTGACGTGTCTGCGAGAGTTCCTATGCTGTTCTTCTCTAACGTAACCGTTACAGATGCCGAACTATCGGTAATCTTTGGGTACACAACTATAGTCCCACTGTGACTATTATACAATTGTATGTTTTTAACAATAGCCTGTGTTTCACTGGGACACGTATAAATTGTGACATCCCCCGTGGAACCGACTAGTTTTGCTATATTTTTGTATGCAGAAGCCATTAGTCCATAAACCAATTCATGCCATTTGTGTCATCTTCGCCGCTTATGACAGAGGGCATTTCCTTCGTCGTAAGAGCCCTTTCAACAAGCTGAACCAATCGAACCATCGTTTGCTGGTCATATTCAACAGGAGCAAGAGGAAGGGACGTTTCGAGTAACTTACCCATTATCGCCTCCCGTCAGGTTGAATTTCCATCCTGACATCACCCAACGTCCAAGAAATATCGTCAGCACTACTCTGAATACGCAATACAGCAGAACGAGATCGTGCTCTTACATCAGCCTGTTTGGTAGTGCTCGTGACAGAACTTGTGGAGTTGGTTGTCAAGCTTTCTCCAGGATAGTTACGGGTCTTCAATATGTAGTCAACGCCATTATTCGCCGCACTAGATATATCAATATCTGGTATAAGCTTTTTAATAAAAGCAAACTGATTGCCGTCTCCTATATCGAACACAGAAGACTCAATGTATGAAGTCATTGCGGAACCGTCATTCGTGGTCCCTGATTCGTGATCATAGATGTAGTTTGTGCTGTTCACAGTTCCCGCAGCACGGGGTTTACTAAACAATCCAAAATCAACCCAAGCAGTTCTTGACAACGAACCAATGTCCCAGGTTCCCTCTGCATGGTTAAACTTCACATAACGATCAATATCATCACTACTAGAAGAACAGTAAAACCAGAATATTTCGTCAAACATCCGGTTAGAACCCCCAAAGAACTTTAGCTTTTCTTCAAGGTTTATATCGTCAAAAACGTATCTAAGAATTGTGCAGGGTATTGTCTGTATCTGCCCCGCATACACAAAGAAGTTCTCTGTATCCATCCAGAAAACACGATCTCCAACAGAAACAACCAAGTTTGGAGAAAGCACTGATACGTTGTTTGCTAAAAGAGCAAATGAAAAGGTAAAGGGCGGTCCTACAAATCGCATACTGTACAAGGAAGAATCAGTCCAGATCAGCGTTTCCTGTCTTGTTTGCGTCCCGGTAATAATTTCGGAACCAGAAGAAAGGCGCATAGACCCTGCTGTATTCGTTACGGTAGGTGTCCAATCAACGGCATTTTCCTGATCTGACCAACGCACAAGCAAAAGATCTTGAGCCGTGGTCCCTATGGTATTGGCACCCAAGCAAATAACGTGACGATCCGTGTCTGATACAAGAACTTGACGGGCCGTGGTCGGCGCACCAGAAGCCCCTGTCTGGCTGCTTAGTGCTGTTGCTCTTGCAGAAAGACCTAGTGACGCATCCCAATAAAAGACGTTATCGTCACGAACATTAAGGATGAGATCCTCGCCCCAGTTGTCCTGTGACCATAAACGTGTCTCACCAGAAGTAAATGGAGCTACTGTATCACCCCATCCATAAAAGCCGTTGGCTTCTTTAACAATATCATCATCAGAGTGGGCGGCAGCGGTAGTGCCTCGTGAACCACGAATAACGGTTAAGGTGTTGCTCGACTTTGCTGTGTATAAAAGTAATTCGTCGTCAATTTGTATTAAACCAACAAAAGTAGCCGTCGCACCACTAGAATGAATAGCTTCAGTAGTTCCATCAGCACCCCGTGTAATATCACCAAGCTTATTGTCTGCATTAGTCTTATACGAAATATGTTCGCTACCTATTTTAATTGTGCCTTTAGAAGGCATCCCGGAACTATCAGCTAAGTTTATGCTGGTGTCTCCAACAGCTACAGCAGCACTTGTTGTTGTAGAAGCTGTTTCAAAGTCAGAAGCAGATGTTAAATCCAGCGACGTTACGCTGTCGTTTATGCCCCCGTCCAAGGTGGTTTGGGAATAAGTGAGCGTCTGACCACCCCAGTAACCAGAACCCCAACCGGGACCAAGAACGGATTCTTCAATCCCAACATGAATTTGGTATACTGCAACAACAGCCGTGCCACCGCCAGCCGTAGACCCGGAAGTAGCACTTCCACCTGTATCGAGCTTGTAGCTGTTACCAGAAACCACCTGCGTTATAATGTGTTCTTTGTTTAAATCTGCTGTGGTTAAACCGTCCACAGCGGTAGCACCGCTAAAAGTAACATAATCGCCCTCCGCTGCCCCATGTCCCGTAGCCGTAACTGTAATTTCTCCTGAACCAGCACTGCCTGTAGTAATTGGGTTGGTCCCAAGCGTAGCTGTGGCTCGAACGGGTGTGATGTCGTTGTATTGAGACCCTTGCTCAATGTAAAACTTTACGTTGGTTCCAACGCCCATAAGCTTTAGGGCTCCCAAAGTAATCCACGCATGTAAAGAACGGGTTGTTCCCGTCAGTGTATCCGCAGAAATCTTTGTCCAACCGCCCAACTTTTCAGGACGGCCTTTTCTGAAACGTATTAAGTCAGAATCAAACCAGCCCTGTTCATTCGCAAAAGAAGTGCTTTCACGATTAACACCAGGTTTAAACTGAACTCTGGTAAGCGGCATTCACCTTACCCTGCAACGTATGCTTTACCAGCCGTAACCGCATTCGTGTAAGACGTTTTGGTTTTACTAGAGTCTTTGTACCACTGTTTCTTTGCTTGAAGCTCAAGATGATCTGTATTGCGGGTAATCATTTCTTTAACACTAGCAGCATCATTATATATCTCTAATGCTCTAGTATCATCAGCAATAGTATTATTTATTAAATTAACACTATCATCCATAGCAGAAAAATGCGCGGCAATTTCATCTGCCGTAATTTCATCAGCCATTTAATTTCTCCTTGGTTTCATCAAATAAATCAGAGGTTTCGGGGTCTTTAAGACTGTCAATCAACGCAGTCATAAAACTATCTAAAGCCACGTTAATCTGGTCTAACTGAAATTGTTGTGCCTGACGCTTACTCTGAAGGTCTTGCACTTGAGTAATCCAGTATTTCTGTTGATCCGTAAGGTCACTAGGATCGTATTCGGTTCCAGCAATGTTAACTACATTTGTTTCGTTATCAGCCATTTAATTTTTTCTCCAATTCTTCAACTTTTGCGGATAGTTCTTGTACCGCTTTAATTAGAGGGATTACAAACATCTCTCTACTCATTACTTGACTACCATCTTTGCGTTCTTTCCACCCTGCAAAAGTATCACAATCAGCATTGTCTAATGCTTGCTTGATATCCTGTGCAATCATACCGTGCATTACAGTATCAGTATCTACACTGCTTTCCTCAGAGTATTCATTCCATTCTTTTGGATATTCGTTAGAAGGTTTCCACTGATATGTGACAGTTTTTAAATCATTAATAAAATCAAGTCCAAGTTTGTCTTCTTGAATATTACGTTTCTTACGTCTGTCTGATGTTCGTGTCCAAGCAGCATCAGTATCAAACTCATTTTGCACGATATTAGATGCTTTACCAAAAGTGAATTGATTATCTTCACCACCTGCTATTGCAACACCAATAACAATCTGATTGTCGGCATCAGCAGCACTTGGGTCAGCTTGATATCCTATACAAATATTGTTAGTTCCAGTTGAAATATTATCGCCAGCATTATGTCCAATTAATGTATTATTACCGCCTGAGTTCATAACACCACCAGCATCAGAACCCATACACACATTATTTGCACCAGTAGTTAAAGCATCGCCACACCTAATTCCAATAAGTTGATTGTTACTACCACTTGTAATTGATGTACCAGCATCGGCACCAATCATTACACTATCTGCTGCACTTGTTACTGCTTTAGCAGCACGATAACCGATAAAAACATTATTACTAGAATTAAAGGTTCCTCCTGTACCATATCCTGCTTCATAACCTATACCTACATTATTAGCTCCAGTAGTTAGCGTTGATAAAGCATGATGACCCAAACCTGTATTTCCAGAACCAGTAGTTGCTATTCCTGCACAAGAATCTCCTACATAAGTATTGGCAGTGCCTGTTGTTACAGCATCAGCACAATAAGCTCCCACCATAGTATTGGCAGTTCCACCATTATGAGCATTACCACAGTTATATCCTATAGCAGTTATAGCTGATGATTCATCTTCAGATGTTAAAGCATAAGCTCCCACAGCCGTATTATTATCACCTGTCGTAATTGCATCGCCAGTAGCAGCACCAATCAGAGTATTTCCATTGGTATCCCCTGCCATTGCATAGCCCGCATTATCGCCTATAACTACATTAAGATTTCCTGTAATAGCCCCACCAGCAGCAGCGTTATCACCTATAAGAATATTTTGATTACCTGTAGTAAGTGCGCTACCTGCATTATTTCCAATAATAACACACTCAACTGCTGAAGTTAAAGCATCTCCAGCCTGTTTTCCAAGAAGAGTATTTCTAGCTCCTGAAGTTACCGCAGCACCAGCACTTTGGCCTATTGCCACATTATTTTCCCCAGACGTTAATGCGGTTAAGGCGTTATTACCAATAGCTATATTTATATCCCCTGTAACAACAGCATCCAAAGCCCAAGCGCCGATTGCAATGTTATTAATACCTGATGTAGCACCAGCCAAAGCATTATAACCAATCCCAATACTTGGGCCTGTACCTGTAGTGCCACCACTTGCTGTCAATGCACCAAGGGCAGCAGTTCCAATACCAATACAGTTTTGAACCTCATCTGTCCCAGCATCAACAGCATTATAGCCAATCGCAATATTGCCACTAGTCGTTGTTATAGCCCCTAACGCATTATTTCCTATTGCTACGTTTTGTGCGCCTGTTGTCATAGCATCACCAGCACCAACACCAAATAAATTGTTATTGGTTCCTGTTGATAAAACATATCCTGCTCTATATCCAACAGCAGTATTATTCATATCTACATTGCCAGAAGGATTTTGGGTAGCAAGTGCTTCATGTCCAACAGCAGTTGATTGGTCGCCAGCTACGTTTGTACCAAGAGCGTTTATGCCTAGAGCGGTGTTTGATGTACCAGTAGTGTTAGCATCAAGTGCATAGATACCCATCGCAACATTGATACCTGTGGTATTTGCTGTCATTGCATTACGACCAACAGCCGTTGAATCACTGCCTGTTGTTGCAGCACCAGCATTAGTACCTATAAATGTATTATAAGAACCAGTTTGATTGGCACCACCAGCATGACCACCTATAAAAGTATTTTGAGCACCTGTAGTAGTTGCATCACCAGATTCATAACCGACAAAAGTATTTAAAGTAGAACCAGATGACATTGAAGCGCCAGAACGATAACCTATAGCTACAAAGCCATTACATGTAGTATTGACTTGTCCAGCATTATAACCAATGGCTATGTTATTAGATGCTGTTGTTTGCGCTCCCAGAGCAGTGTCACCTATTGCAACATTACCAGAGCCAGTTGTAATAGCATCACCTGCACCAGAGCCAATGCCCACATTGTTTGCTCCAGTTGTATTCGCAGTTAGAGCATTATAACCTACAGCGGTATTGTTAGATGCTGTCTCATTAAGTTTTAATGCGTTATAACCTAGTGCTGCGTTGTAGCCTCCACTTGTATTAGTACCAAGAGCTTCCTGTCCAACAACGGCATTACCAACACCTGTGGTAGTTGCATCACCACAATTAGAACCTACGAAAACATTTACGCCTCCTGTAGTAATTGCCCCACCTGCATTAGTACCTATAGCTGTATTATATTCTGCTGCATAGGAACTTCCCCCTAAAGCATTATAAC